CCTTTATAGATAAAATATTCCCACATCAGCTTTTGAAAGGAAGTGAGACCAATGCCAACACCGCCAAAACCATTTACAGTATTAAAAAGTGAGAAGAAATCACATAGGACTAAACAAGAACTAAAAGTTAGAGAAGAAGGAGAAAAATCACTTGCTACCGGATTGGTATTGAATGAACGCTCCGAGGTAGCAAATAATTCAGTTGCGCATGCTGAATTTATAAGACTTAATGGGCTGCTTACTAACATTGGAAAGAACGATGCAATATATGAAATCATAATTAACCGGTATTGCTTAATGGTTGCTGAGTGCTCCGACTTAGAAGATAAGAGAGAAAGGATATATCAGAGCGCTGGTACGCTTGAAAAGGCACTTGAAGAAGCTAGATTCAAAGAAGAAGTAAAGTACAGTGAAGTAAGAAGCGCAGCCAGAGCGGTAGCTGATATATACGCAACCATGATTGAATGCGACAGGCAGGTACAAGCAAAAAGAAAAATGCTCTTGGATATAGAAAAAGAAAACATAATGACAATAGCTGCTGCGCTGCGAAGCATCCCGAAGAAACCCGAGAATAAAAAGAATGCATTGCTTGAAGCCCTAGGCGGTGATTAGTTGATTAAAGACAGCAGAGCTTATAAGTATTGTGAATTTGCAATTGAGCCCAAAAATAAGAAAGTACCTATATATGTTAAAAAACAATGCCAATCATGGAAAGATATTGCTGACGGCAAGGATGATATAGCTTACATTGACGAAGAGACATATAGTAAAATAATAAAACTGCTTAAATTAATGGTTCATCCTGACTTGCGCAAACCATTGGATGAATCACTGGAAAACTATGCAATGTTTTTTATTATAGCCGTTTTTTGTACTAAGATGCATGACGAAGACGACAACATAGACGTAAGATATTATGAAACAGCTATATTAAAAATAGCTAGAAAGAATTTTAAGACCTTTAATTCAGCAGTTATATTCATATTGTTAATGCTTACAGAACCTAGGTTTTCTAGGTTTTTTTCTGTTGCACCAGATTTAAAACTATCAAAAGAGTTGCAATTAGCATTAAAAAAGATTATTAAATCAAGTCCATTGTTAAGTGATGAGTTGGATCCGGTATTCAAAACTCTTAGAAGCGAGATAAGATGTTTACTGACGGAATCAGAATACACGCCGCTTGCTTATAGCGAAGATAAAATGGACGGTAAAATGCCGTCAGCTTTTTTAGCTGATGAAGCCGGAGCAATGGACACATATCCGGTTGAAGCCATGAGGTCGGGGCAGATAACACTAATAAATGCATTAGGTATTGTAATTAGTACAGAGTACCCAAACGACAACAATGCAATGATAGATGAAGTAGACAAGGCAAAGAAAACACTTGATGGGCTAAGGGATAATAAGCGGATATTCTCGTTAATTTATGAACCAGATGATTTTCTTTTAGTTAACGACCAATGGCAAACAAACGACCTCGTTATTTATCAAAGCAATCCAGTAGCAATAGACATAAAAAGAGTATTTAAAAAGATTCTTGAAAAAAGAACAGATGCCGTTGAATACGAAAACAAGCGAGAAAATTACCTTTGTAAACACAATAATATCAAATACAAAGGTCTTGGAGTAGAAGGGTACGTTCCTATTGATAAGGTGCGGGAGTGCAAAATTAAGGAAGATTTAAACTTCTGGCGAGGAAAGAAGGTGTGGCTAGGGCTAGACCTTTCAGAATCTGATGATAACACGTCAGTAGCTATGGTAACTGAATATAATGAAGAAATTTATGCAAAGGTTTGGGGATTTATACCTGGATTGAAAAAAGCTCAAAAAACAAAGAAGGAAGGCGTTGATTATAACAAATTAATAAAACAAGGTGTATGTTTTGAATCTGATGATGAACTAATAGACTACAGTCAGGTTGAAAAATTTATTATTGACTTACCTGAAAAATATGGTGTTGAGATAATTCAAGTCGGATATGATCCAAGAAATGCAATGAGTACGATCCAGAAATTAGAAGCAGCAGGCATTGAATGTGTTAATAACAAACAGCATTCAAGTATATTACATCCCGCCACTAAGCTTTTAAAGGAACAGATTCTAAGCAAGAAAGTTAGTTTTCATTACGACGAGAATCTTATGCTTGAAATTAACTTTCAAAATGCCAGATGCACTGAAGACACTAATAAAAACAAATATGTAAACAAGAAGAAGTCAGCCGGGAAAGTTGATATGGTAGTGGCCTTAATAAACGCTGTTCATTTACTGCAACAGGATATGTTATATGGCAATGCTAATTTCGGAGCGCAAATCATATAGAAAGGAGGTAAACCGTGGGATTAATTAATAGGATAAAAGCTCAAATAGAAAAAAGAGCTTTTGACACAATGGGGACTTTTGATACTGCAAATGATGTATTATTAAGAGCATTAATTGGAACAGGAGAAATTACAAAAGAAAAAGCATTAAATATTCCGTCACTTAATGGCTGCATAGAGTATATTGCAAACACAATATCTATGTTACCCATTAAACTATATAAGGATGAAGAAGGAACGGTAGAAGAAGTAAAAGATGATTCGAGAATATCATTACTCAATGATGACACCAAAGATACTTTGGATGCAGTGCAGTTCTGGAAAGCTTTTATTAGTGACTATTTTCTTGGGAAGGGTGGATATTCCTACATAAATAAAGATAAAAATGAGTTTACTGGTCTTTATTATGTAGATGAATCTCAACTAACAACCAATAAAAACACTGATCCCATTTTTAAAGATTACGAGATTTTGGTAAATGGCAAACCATATCAGCCATTTAATTTTTTAAAAATCCTTAGAAAAACAAAAGATGGTTGCAAAGGTATCAGCTTGATTGATGAAGTACCGCTCTTGTTGAGTGTTTGCTATAACTCTTTGGTTTTTGAAAATGCTCTTGTCCAAAAAGGCGGGAATAAAAAAGGCTTTTTGAAATCAGAATTCAAACTTGAACAAGAAACCATAGACGAATTAAAGACTGCATGGAAAAGACTTTACGCAAATAGCGAAGAAAATGTTGTAGTACTTAACAAAGGAGTTGATTTTAAAGAATCTTCCAACACATCAGTTGAAATGCAGCTCAATGAGAATAAGAGTACAAATTCAACCGAAATATGTAAGCTATTTAATGTTCCTGAGAGCATTATAAAAGGTACGGCAACTGAACGTGATTACATTAACGGCTTTAAACTTGCTTGTATGCCAGTTATAAGAGTAATTGAATGTGCATTAAACAGAGACTTCTTACTTGAAAAAGAAAAGAAGTCTTTTTATTGGGCATTTGATACCAAAGAACTGACAAAAGGCGATATTAAAGCCAGATATGAAGCTTATAAAGTCGGTATTGAATCTAACTTCTTGCAAATTGATGAAGTGCGGTACATGGAAGATTTACCAGAATTAGGCCTTGATTGGATTAAATTAGGACTTGATGATGTGCTCTATAATCCAAAAACGGGAGATATTTACACTCCAAATACAAAACAAACTCAAAATATGAAGCAGTTGAAAGGTGGTGAGAACATTGAAAGTAGAAATCAGAGCTGACGGGCTACATATTAGTGGATATGTAAATGTCCCAGGAAGAGAAAGCAGACCGGTAATTACTAGCCGGGGGAAAGTCGTTGAGACAATAGAACAAAGAGCATTCCAAAGAGCAATCGAAAAGGCAGACAACATACCTATGACATTGGATCACGATAGTAACCGAGTGCTGGCAAAGACAAATGACAAAACTCTAGTACTATATGAAGATGAAATTGGATTAAGAGCTGAAGCAATTATTACTGATGAGGAAGTAATTAACGGCGCTAAACAAGGGAAACTAAAAGGTTGGTCGTTCGGAATGAAAAAAATTGTTGATAGCATCGAAGAAAGATCCAACAATTTACCGTTACGGCACGTCAAGGACTTCATCTTGGATCATATTACGTTAGTAATGAATAAAAGGCCGGTATATTCTTCAACTTCAATTGAGCTAAGAGCAGATGAAGATGAAGAAATGGAAGTGAGAGCAGCAGAAAGCCAAGTAACAACCGTAGATTTAAGTGAAAAAGTCAAAGAAAAAGTTGATTTATCAGGATATCAGAACAGAATAAACAAGCTTAAAGTCGGCAGATAACCGGCTTATTTTTATACCATGAAAGGGGTAAACATATGAATTTAAAGAAATTGATAGAAGAAAAGAACGAAAAAATCGAGGAAATGAACAAAATCATGTCCAAGATGGGAACAGAAAACAGAGCCGAAATGACGGATCAGGAAAAAACTGATTTTGACAGGCTAGAAACAGAAATCAGAGCCTTGGACGAAACAATAGGAAGGCTTGAAAAACTCAAAAGTATGGATATAAAGACTGCTATTGACGACAACAAGAAGGATAAGGTTGAGGAAAGAGCGGAATTAGAGGAAAGAGCATTCGCTGACTATATCCGTGGTGTTGTTACTGAACAGAGAGCAGATGTTAACCTTACTACCACAGACAACGGGGCGGTTATACCAACCTCGATTGCAAATAAAATCATAAAAAAGGTGTATGACATCTCTCCAATTTATCAGAGATCAACACGTTATAATGTTGGCGGCACTTTGACAATTCCTTACTATGATGAAAGCACACAGGCAATTACAATGGCATATGCCAGTGAATTTACTGCTGCGGAATCTACAAGTGGAAAGTTTACTAACATTGAGTTAAAGGGTTATCTGGCCAGAGCTCTTTCAAAAGTATCTCTTTCTCTTGTGAACAACTCTAATTTCGATATAGTAAATTTTGTAATTAGTGCTATGGCTGAGACGATTGCAAGATTTATCGAAAAGGAATTGCTTAAAGGAACGACAAATAAAATTGCCGGCTTATCCGGAGTTACATTGTCACTGACAGCTGCAAGTACAACAGCTATAACAGCAGATGAACTTATTCAACTCAAAGATAAGGTAAAAGATGTGTACCAAAATAATGGAATATGGATTATGTCTAGCACAACTAGAACAGCGATCCGTCTATTGAAAGATAGCAATAACAGATACTTGTTCCAGGATGACATAAATGCGCCGTTTGGGGCAACTCTTCTTGGTAAACCTGTATATGTTTCCGACAACATGGATGATATGGCTGCGACAAAGACTGCAATCTATTACGGAGATATGTCCGGGTTAGCGGTAAAGGTATCTGAAGAAGTAAATATTCAGGTGCTTAGGGAAAAATACGCTGACGAGCACGCTATTGGAGTTCTGGCTTTTGTGGAAATGGATTCCAAAGTAGAAAATGCTCAGAAAATAGCTAAATTGGTTATGCATGCATAGGTGGTGATTAAATGTTAGTTAAGGCAAATGTAAGTTTTGCTGGAACTACTTTTAATATGGCCCGTAATGAGGTTAAGGAGTGCAACGATCCTGTTGTGCTCCAAGACCTTTTGTCTTGTGGCTATGTAGAAGAAGTTAAGCAAAATCCAAAAGAAGCCATTCCGAAAGGTGGTAAGGCTAATGAAAGTAAGCGAAATACAGGTAAGTAATGTAGCTGAGTACTTAAAACTGGAATCAGGTGAATACACAAGTGCTGAACTAACTGCATTGCTTACAGTTTCAAAAAACTTTATATCTTCTTATACTGGGATCCCTATAACTTCAGAGGAAGAAGGAATTAAGGATTTAGATGATTTTGAGGATTTCTATATCGTAGTTATGGTGTTGTGCCAGGATATGTACGACAACCGTTCTCTATATGTTGATAAAAACAATCTTAATAAGGTGGTTGAAACTATATTGGGAATGCATTCAAGAAACCTTCTGTAAGGGGGATGATATATGAGAATGGTTATAAACCCCGGAGAATTAAATTGTCGCATAAGAATACAAAAGAAGGTAAAAAGCATAAATGAAAAAGGCCAACCAATTGAAACATGGAAAGACCTTGGAGCTACCACAGAAAAACCCGAAGTGCCTCATTGGGCTAGATGGGCATGGTTACATGGCAGTGAATTTTATGCAGCAGCAGCCATACAATCAAAATCGGTAGCTGATGTTACAATCAGGTATATCCCTGGAATGACACCTGATATGATAATCCTATATAAAAACAAACGTTATGGAATTTTGGCTCCTATTGATAACATCAGAGAAGAAAACAAATACATAACATTTAAAGTTTATATAGTCGAATAGGGGTGATGTTTTGAATGGTTTTGACCTGTCCGAATTTACCACAATGCTCTCACAACTTGAACAACTAGGTGAAGATGTAGACGTTATTGCTGAACAGGTTTTGAATGCTGGAAGCGAACCAGCAAGGCAAGCCTTTATAAATAACACTCCATTATCAACAGAAGAAAAGGAGCATGCCCGGGACAATATTATTGTTTCAAAAACCCGAACAGCCCGGAAGTCAAAAAATAAATACAGGTTAATTGGAGCGCTGGATCGTAAGTTTGAGTACTTATTTTATGTAGAAAACGGGACAGTAAGAGCACCAGCAAAACCTTTTATAGAAAAAGCATATAGAGAGGCACAGTCCGCTGCCAGTGATCCAATGAGAGATGCTTTTAACAAGGAATTCGACAAACGTATGGGGGGATAAATTTGATTGATGCTGAAACTTTAGTTTATCAGACATTAAAGTCTGATGAAACAATACTGAATTTATTAGGTGGGATTGATGTTGAAAAAGAAGAATTCAGAATATACAACAGTCCAACAACCCTCAACACTAAAGAGTACCCCCGGATAACACTTTTTGAAGTAGTAAATACAGATGAAGCCGCCGCAGATGACGAAACCACCATGTCAGATGTAAATGTGCGGGTTGATATATGGACAAAAGATGAAACTACTTTATTTGAGATTACAGATAGAGTAAAAAAAGTACTAAAGACGATCCTCCCTTGTACTGTTAGATTAGGTGCAAAAATCTATGAAGCAGACATTGGAGTATACCATAAAGTTGTAGAGGTTTATTTATTAATAGAACAGGAGAGTGAATAAATATGTCTGTAAAAATAGGTTTAAAAAAGGCGTATTATGCTTTAATGACAAATGACGTAGAAGGTTCGGTAACATACAACGTGCCAGTAGCTTTGCCAAAGATTCAGCAAGCACAGGTTAACCCAAAAGTCAATAGGGCGCAGGTTGTAGCGGATGACTTGATAGACGAAGACATAACTCAGTGTCTTGGGGCAGATGTAACAATACAGAGAAAAGACTGTTCGCTTGACGAAGAGGCAGTTCTTCTTGGTAGACCTAAAGATGCTAATAACGGAGTTTACGGAGGTACGTTTGATAATCCCCCTTATCTGGCGTTTGGTTATCAAAGAACATTCCTTGATGGATCCGGTCTATATGTTTGGCTGCTGAAAACAAGATTTGCACCTTCAAATTCAACCGCAGATACAAAGCCGGCTGATAATGTAACACCACAGTATGATACTATGACAGCATCTTCAATAACAAGAGCGGCTGATGGTGCATGGATATATTCCAGAAAGTCATCTGACCCTAATTTCGCAGCAACGTTTTTCAGTAAGGCAACACTAGAAGCACTAGCAAACGTAAGTAATCAGGTATATGGACAACCTGCCACAGTAACAGCGGTAGCAACTTTACCAGGAACTGGAGCGCCAGGAGTTATATATCATCTTACAACTGATGATACATACCATTACTGGAACGGTAGTGCTTTTGTAGAAATTGAATAGTATTAGTGGACAGACAGGGTGGCGAAAGCTGCCCTGTTATTTTATAAAGGAGAATGATCTATGGCACAAAAAACCATTGTTTTAGAATATAACGGTCAAAAAATAGTGTCTCAACCCTTTACGTTTAAGCATGCCTGTATTATTGATGATGAAAAATATAGAACTGGTGGCTTGGCTACTGGAGCAAGATTGGCGCTGCAGAAAATGTTTGAAGGAACTACTTTGACTGATGAAATAATAGATAGCTTAGATATTAAAGCGCTCAGAAAAGCAACAGCCAAAATACTTGATTGGTTTTTAGGTATAGATGAAGAAATAAAAAACTTATCAAGCCCGCAGACGGAAGTGCAGACCCAAAAAGCGGGCGATTAAGAAACATATATAAGAATTTTTTGAAAGAAAAAATAATGCCGGATGAAGTAGATCGTCAAGACTGGGACACTTTGCTCTGGCTATTATTAAGCATGAATGAAGAAGAACCCAAGCAAGACACAAATGCACCTATAATGGGCTTGTTATAAGGCGGTGAAAAGATGTCAACAAGAAATCCCAATATTGCGGTAACTTTTTCTACCAAGCAGGCGCAGCAAGAGGTAACTGCATTAACTGATAAAGCAAAAACCCTTAAAAAAGAATATGACATAGCCAATTTAACACTTCAAGCAAGTGGAACGCAGCTAGATGTTCTTACGCATAAAATTGTTGGATATGGTAAACAGGCTGAAGCTCAAAGAGCGATTACAACACGAATAAGCGAAGCTGTTAAACAAGCAACAGCAGCATATCAAGCAGCCGGGCAAAAGGTTGAATCAGCAAGAACCGCCTATGACAAGGTTGCAAAATCAGAAAATGCCTCTAAGGAAGAAATACAAAAACTAAAGACTGAGCTAGAAAAGGCCAACAATACATATGACAAATTGGGTAAGGCTGTTAACACATGGAATGATAAGCTTCTTAGCAGCAGAAAAGTAGAAGCACAACTTGCTGCAGCGGTTAAACAGACCAATGTTGAAATAGATAAGCAAAATAAAAGCCTTTCAGATAATATTAAAAATACTCAGAATGTTACTACAGCTTCAGGCCAGCTTTTAAATATATACACTCTCATAAAAGGTCTAGCAGTTGGCTATGCAGGAAAAACTTTTTTTGATGCTTTAATAGGAGATAACGCAAAATTTGAGCAGTACATGGCAAGTTTCGAAGTTCTTCTTGGCGGTGCTGATAAAGCCCAAAAGAGAATGAACGAATTGACCGTATTTGCTGCCAAAACGCCGCTGACATTACCGCAAACAGTTGAAACCGAAAAGAGACTATTAGCTTATGGCGTGGCTGCTAAAGACACCGCAGAGGTATTGCGAATATTAGGCGATATCTCTATGGGCAACTCTGAAAAACTTAACATGGTTGCCTTGGCCTATGGACAGGTAGTTACTAACGCAAAACTTTATGGCACAGAACTTAGGCAGTTTGCTGAAAATGGTGTTCCATTGCTTGCAGAACTGGCAAAGATGTACGGCAAAACTGAGGCTGAAATGCGTAAAATGATTGAGGGTGGACAAATAAGCTCTCAGGCAGTAACAGAAGCATTGCGCCGTATGACATCCGAAGGTGGTAAATTCTTCGGGATGATGGAAAAGCAAAGCCAAACCATGGAAGGGTTATGGTCAACATTAAAAGATAATTTTGGAATGTTTGCCCGCGAAGTAGGAGAAGAAAGCTTTAATTATCTTAAAGATGAATTAAATTCCTTAATGGACACTATAGACCAGATGTCACAGTCGGGTGATCTAAGTAACATAGCTGCTGAATTGGGTTCAGGTATAGCAAATTTTACGGAATTTATAATAGATGCTATTAAAATCCTATGGGAAATGAAAGATGCCTTAGCTGCTGCTGGAGCCGCAGTAATTGCGTTTAAAGTCGCAATGGCAATAAGCAACGTTGTGATGTCTTTAACATCAGCCATTGAAGCGTACAGTACAGCAGTAAAAGCCGGCACATCAGCAACAGCTGCTTTCACCGCAGTCCTAAAAGTTAATCCATGGGTATTAATTGCATCAACAATAGCCGCAGTAGTTACAGCAATGGTTTCCTATAATGCGATAGCTGACGACACCATAAATGAGACCAAAAAACTGATAGACAAAACATCTGAGCTTACAGATGAATATGAAAGAAATACAAAAGCTGTTGACCGTCAAACCAATGCATCCCTTGGACAAATTACGATATCTCAGAGACTCACAAAAGAACTTGAAGGGCTAAGCACTAAAACCAACAAAACAACTGCTGAAAAAGAAAGAATGAAGCAGATTGTTGATCAGCTTAACACTAACATACCAAATTTAGCTCTGGCAATCAATTCAGAAACTGGTGAATTAAATAAGCAGATAGGGGTTGTCTATAGTGCCATTGATGCATATAAGCAGCTTTTATTCGTTAAAGCAAGCGAAAAAAAGGCAAGCGCAGCAGCCGAAAGCATATTAGGGTTTAATGACCAGAAAACTGCACTTGAAAGACAACTAGGAGAATTAAAAAAAGTCAACGATAAATAC